TCCCGATCGGTGTAACGGTGGCCGCGCCGGATGTCGCTGCCAGTGTGACCATCACATACCGTCCACACGCCGACCACATCCTGATAGGCGTAATAGCGGCGACCTTCAAGGCCACCGGCATTGCCAAGCATGACAGCGGCGATCGCAATCGCGCCGGAGCCGGCAGTAATGGCGCCAATGATTTTATTCCTGAACGTCGGGTTCATGATGTTCCCTGCTGTTTCGGTTGTACTCGCGGATCTTGAAGTAGAGGTTCGTCAGGTAAGTCAGCAACCCGATGATAATACCGGCCAGCACACCGATAGCGTTCCACTGCTCCGGGCTGTAGCTATTGAGTAAGCCGTTGAGTATTCCCATGGCTGAGGCTCCATAGGCCGCGCCTGTGGTTAGTTTTTCCATGCGATACATGCTCTTCACCTCGCGTCTGTTAGCGGGTGCTGTGTGTAGGGTGCGCCTCACCCACTGCGGTAAGGGGTAAGTGGTTGGCTGTATGGATGGGCGCAAATAGAAAACCCGGCGGTACACCGGGAAGATGGGAGCTACATTGAGCTTTCGCTCTTATGGTCCTGGGCAGGATATTTGGTGCTGATTGACGGAATCGAACCGCCGACATCCTGCTTACAAGGCAGGCGCTCTACCTACTGAGCTAAATCAGCCAATAAAAAAGCCCCGCACGGTGGCGAGGCTTGGGATTTATTCATGTCACACACAACAATGGCAACATATACGATTTATTCTGCTCATTTGTTCATTGAAAAGCAAGCACGTTGTGATGTTTATTTGCTATTTTCCTCACACTTTCGCGATCGTTAAACGCATTTTGCAGAGGCTGGTACAAGCAGAACAGCGCAGCGTTGATGACATCCTTCACTTCCCGGCGGATGGTTGAGATGCTCGGGCGCTTATACTGGTTTCCGGCGCGGGTCTTCATCAGGCGTGGCTTACTGACCGCGTGCTGCCATGTAGCGATGCGGATCTCGCTAGAGTTGCAGACGTAATAAGCGAAGATTACCCGCCAGGCGTTTTCGTCGATGTTCTTCAGGTAGTGGCGCAGCACTGCATCAATCAGCATACCGTCGTCGTCGCTACATATCGGGCGAGATGCCTGCTGAGGTTCTACGGTCGCCATAAACTTGGCGATCATGTTAATCATCGCCTTGTCTATCTTTCCGGTCTGAGACCATGCGCCCCACAGCTGGAGCCATTGATCAATCCACTGATGCTGCTCTTTGGTTAATTCCAGTTTCATGCGGCTTCCTTCTGAGGTTGTTTGGTCTGGCTGTGCTTTGCTACTGGCGGCATCTTGGCGCGCATGACGCTTTCGGCCTGGTATCGGGCTATCTGGTCGCTGGTCATGCTGCTTCACCCATGCGCAAAGTGATGCCCTGCTGGTACCAGTCAGGCGCGGTGAACTCGATACGGCCAAGCATGCCGGTGATGCGGAGCGCTTTAATCCTTGCCAACTCCTGCTTGTAGTGCTGGTACATCTCCTCTTTCTGCCACGGCTTAATCTTCATCGGGTGCAGCGCTGCGCGGGCCACCTGCTCGACAGTCATCACGCCGTATTCGTACTCAGCGTGCCGAGTGAACTGGATCGGCTCCTCTCCCAGGCGACGATGGCAGCCAACGCAGTGGGCCAGCGCATTGAGAGGGTGCCAGCGAGTAGAGGTATGGCGGCGTCCATTGATGTGTGAGCAATGGAGTGATGCGCGGTTAGTGCTGAAATCACGCCCGCAACTTTCGCAGCACCAGTTGGCGCGTTCGCGAACCAATTCAGAAAAAATGGAGTCGTGCTTATCACGTTTAAGGGCCATTATTTGCCTCCCTGCAACTGGCGAATGGTCAGGTTGCCGCAAAATACGGCTCCGGTGTCGATGTAATACTGATTAGCGAATCGCAGCGGCATACGCGCCGGGGTGTGCCCGAAGATAAACAGATCAGCGCCTTTGATTTCCCGCACTACGCCATCGTGAGAGTCGCTGATGCGATCGCGATTCCAGATGACCATTTCTTCCGGTACAGGTTTATCGAACTCATATTCGTTGTGCGGGTAGTCGGCGTGGCAGATGACTACCTTCCGGTCTCCGGTCACCAGCTCGATGATCAGCGGTAGTTCGGCCGCTTTGTGAGCCAGCGCCTTAGCCAGAATCTCTTTGTCGTAGTCCAGATAGAAGAACCAGCCGCCGCCGTTTGCCACCCAGTGATTAACGTTGCCATGCGCTGACAGGCCATCAATCATCATCTGCTCATGGTTGCCACGAACGGCACGGAACCATGGCTGAGTAATCAGATCCAGGCACTCCACGTTTTCTGTGCCGCGGTCGATGAGGTCGCCAACTGAGATAAGCAAATCCTGCGCCGGGTCGAAGTCCACCTTGCCGAGCTGGGTCATGAGGTTGGTGTAGCAGCCATGCAGATCGCCGACTACCCAGATATTGCGCCAGTCAGCGCCGTTGATGCGTTGATAGATGCTCATACGTTTTCATGTCCTTTTGCATGGTATTCGGAGTTCGCAGGGATCCGCAGCTTGATGCCGCGCTCAATGCACCAGACTTCGATGCGGCGCAGGTAGAAGGTCATCTCTTCGGTGTCGAGCAGCTTGGTGGACTTCACCATTTTTGTGACGCCAAGTACGGTTACCGGCTTGGCCGGACAGAACATGTCCTTGAGGAATTCGTGCAGGTCTTCTTCGGTGAGCTTGCTGGATGAGTGCAGGTTAACTGCAGTGGCTACGTCGCCATTCCACATCCACATAAGCGAGTTCTGTGAAAGGCTGCGCTTTTCTTTCCACGGCTTGATGATGAGGCGATAGCAGTCGCCAGATTCCAGCATGGGCTGGATCTGCTGACCGATAGCGTTGAAGTTGGATTTGTGCAGACGGATGCCGTCTTTTTGCAGGTTCATACGCCACCTCCGAGAGGTAACGCAGAATGCAGAAAATCGCCGGTGCATTTCTGCATCGGTGACAGGTGAAGATGTTCAGATTGTGGTCGCATATAACGTCCCCATTATATGCGCAGGGGACACAGGTTGTTCAGGCCGGTGCGTTGTTATTATCGCTCGTTGAGTCTGAATTATCAACGCGAGAAAAAGGCCTCCGGAGAGGCCTGATTGTTACTTCTGGATGTTCACCTTAATAGCGAAAACCTTCACCGGATCGGGGCCGAAGTGCGGGTGGGTGATTACCTTCACTTCGCAACCAGCGTAAGGGATATCAATGCGCTTGCTCGCATCGTCGCGCCTTGGGTATCCCCTGGTGATAATGAGTCGATCAAAGCGTTTTGGCAGGTTCTGCGTGAAACCATGGAAGAGCCTTTTTTGCCAATAGCTGTTAACCAGCCTGTACTCTTCCGTTTTCTCCCCTGACTTCATCTGGTCGAAGTATTCGCCGTTTACTGCCAGCTGCAGGTTAGCCATCACTTCACCTCCTGCTGCGGTGCTTCCGGATATGCACTACCTTCCTGCCCTGGCTCGTTGCTACCAGTGCAGACATTCCTGTGGTCATTGGCGTGCGGGCAGCGTTTGTTTCCGCACTCAGGGCACGCAACGAAACGCATGTCAGTCACCGTTAAGGGGCGGCAGGTGCGACACCAACAATCTGGAATCACCGGAGATCTAACAGCCAATTCAGCGCAGATTCTGGCTGTAGCTATGCAGCCTGAGCATTCGCAATCATGCCGGTATCCATGATCAATTTGGCTCGGCTCCGTAGAGTTGGTTGACGTTTCCGCGTTTTCCCGAAAATGTTTGGTTGACGAATACGAGATTTCCCGAAAATCAGGTTCGGCACCCTGAATCATGGCGGCAACAGTGTCGATATCCTCATTTTTAGGCATTTCCATCATGCGCTGATCGCTAGTCACTATGAATGGCGCGGAGTGCTTAAGCATCGCTTCGCGGCAGGCATCCCATGTAGCAAGGGAAAACTCCTTCAGCATAGAGATAAATTCATCTGGAACGCCGCTTGCCCTTAAATCACCTAACGCGCCATCGCCACCAGACCACTCATCGAATAATTTTTTGGACTGCGCTTCACTCACCACCACCGCTGGCTGCGGTAACTGTGGTGCTGCGTAGGCAACGCGGAAAAGCGTGGATGGCTTCGACTCAAGCAGGTCTTCCAGTTGCTGTTTGCTGTAATCAGTCCAGCTCCCATCGCCCAATACCTGGTACACCGGCTCCTGCTCCATGCTGGCAAGCAACTGGCGGGCCATCATCACAATCTCACCAGTAGTGATGCCGTCGAATACTTCTTCGTAATCCCATGGCTCAAGACCGGCAGCATGAACAATTTGTTGCAAGCGATCTTTGGTCAATTCCATCATTTCAATCCCTCCAGCAGTGGCAGGCGGTAGAGCGGGATAGTGCCCGGAGTCTGCTCCATGTTGTTAGCGAGATAATATCCATCGCCATGTCGTGATGCGCGGTAGAATCCAACTGGTTGCTCCGTCAGCGCTGCCAGTGCGATTTCATACACGCAAATATCACGCTCAGCGCGGGCAACAAATTCGACAGGCACTCCATTGCCGCCAATCATTTCCTTTGACGATTCCATCATGTCATTGATGTGTTTGGTTAACTGCTCTCTCGTAAATTCAGCCATATCCCTACTCCCCCACCTTAGTGATGATTCCAGCGGCGCGAATACCCAGAAGGGTGTCAATTTCCTCATGACTGAGCGGTGCGTATTCACCGTTTCTTACCAGGCATTTCTTGATGTGCGTGAGAAACTCAGTCAGCTCAGCGATGCGCTTCTCTGCGGCTTCCAGCTCATACAGCAGCGACAGCACATCCCGAGTGGGAGCCATGAAGTTCGGCATGAAGTTATCTTTCGCCTTCTCCGCCGCTTCACGCAGCGCCTGTTTGTTGATGTTGCTCATTGGGCCGCCTCCTGGCGAAGTTGGGCGGCACGATTACTGGCCTGCTGGTGAACCATTCTCCAGCCAATGACATCATGCATATAGGCAGAGCACTGCCGGTTGCTGAATTTAACCAGCATTGTCTCTGCTACCCCAGCAAGGCTATCAAGTTCACTGGCCCGCACTTCAGCCAGGAAGGCGTCGGTTGCCGGGGTTTCGATTTCTGGCTTGGCATATACCGGCCAGCAATCAGTACCGTCGGAATTCTTGTGGCCAGCATCATCATGAACATCAAGATACTCACCACATGGGAGAGGGTCTTCCCAGGTTGGTGGAATGGCGTGCCAGGATAGATAGGCTTGAGGCTTATCAAACGCAGCCTTCAGCGCCGCATTCTCAGCAGCCAGCGACGCGCACTTGGCTTCCATCGCGTTCGTAGCTGCCTGCCATGCATTCCATTTATTTTCGGTTGCAAGATGGCGATACCTGCCATTCTCATGCCTGTCTAGCATTATGCCCCTGTGTAAATCTGAACTTGTCGCATCTGCAATCCACGCTTCAAATGCTTCTCTGCTCATACTTCTGCTCTCCCGCCCCTGACAGAAGCCAGGCACTGATTGAATAGGTTGTTAAGAGGGTTGGCTGTGTCACGGTTGGGCTGCTTTGGAATCCGCTTCGGCCCGATAATTGGCAGACTTTCCGGGCGAACAACGAAGTAGCGGTATCGCTTCTCGAAACCCTCACGACGCAGAGCTAACGCCGAAGCTATCGCCCCTTTCTGGATGGATGTGTCGCGACGGATATCAGACATGTAGCAGCCGTGGTGTTTGGTTACGTACTGGATGATTTCAGCGTATTGGCTGGAGTGTTTCATGCAGCCTCCCCGCGCAGTTCGCGCAAGTTATCCTCGGTCAGGGTCATGTTGCCGACTTCACGGCTCAACGCCTTCTCCATCCGGTCTACGCAGCCACGGATGCGGGTCATCTGCACTTCCGGGAACTGGCTGCGGGACATCTCGATCAGCGTGTTGAACAGGTTCCGGTTCTTAGCCTGGCGAGCCTTCACCTTTGCGCAGGCCCGGAGTGATTCGCCAATCTTGCGACCGTCAGCCCGGGCGGTGGCGCGGCATAACTCCAGCGTCAGGAGGGTTTCGGGGAACTCGCGATAATTTGAGTTCATGATGATTTGCATTGCGGTGTTCATACGTCAGCCCCTCTGTGATGGCGCCCGGTTGATGGTTTGCTGGTTGAGATGCGGCGAACTTCGTCCTGATCGCAAGGCATGAAGTGACCGTTCACGAATTTCTGGTAAACGGTGCCGAGAGTGCCGAAACGGTTTTTGGTCACGATGACCTCGGCATATGGCGCTGCCGGGGAATGCTCGTCGTACACAGCCTCGCGGTAGAGCATGATGATGCTGTCAGCGTCCTGCTCAATGCTGCCGGAGTCGCGCAGGTCGGCGTTGGTCGGGCGCTTGTTTGGGCGCTTCTCAACGTCACGGGAAAGCTGGCTCAGAGAGATGACCGGACACTTTAAATCCTTCGCCATTGCTTTCAGGCTGCCGGAGATATGGGCGATCGCCAGGTCGTTACGGTCGGCTTTCGGCTTGGATATCAGGCCGAGGTAGTCAACCAGGATCAGAGACAGCGCCGGATGCTCCTGCTTGTGCCGTTCGGCGATACTGCGGATCTCCTCGACGGTCAGCTTCGACGCATCGACCATCCAGACATCGAGGTCTTTCAGGTGGCAGATGGCGTTGTAAACCCGCGCCCAGCCTTCGTCATCCATGTTTGCCGGGTTACGCAGAACGCTGACGGACATGTTTTCTCGCCCGGCAATGCTTCGCTCTGCGAGTTGCAGGTTGCTCATCTCCATGCTGAAAATCAGCACACCGCGCAGGTTGTCAGTACCAGGCATCGGGCGGCTTGCCACGCCTTCGGCAATCTTAAGCGCCAGTTCTGTCTTACCCATGCCCGGGCGAGCCGCGATAATCACCAGGTCTTCCGCGTTCATGCCGCCAGTGATGGCGTCCAGCTCGTCGATCCCGGTTTTCAGAGTGTCGGACTCATCGCCGTTCTTCAGCCGGTTCTCCAGCGTGTCGGTGTAGTCGTCCAGCACATCACCGAGCCGTACCGGGGCAACCTCAGTTTTGGGCTTCCTGATGGTGCTCAGGCGGCGCATAAGCTCGTCCATTGCCGAGGCTGCGTTATCCAGCGTTCCGTTGCTCACGTCTCCGCGCAGCTCGTCGATTGCGCTCAGGAACATGCGGCGCTGATGCTGATCGCTAAGCATCCCGGCGTATCCGCGCAGGTTGGCGGCGCTGGGGCATGATCTGGCCGTTTCCATGATGTCAGCGAAATGCGCGTCACCGCACTCTTCGGCAACCATCAGGGCGTCAATCAGTTTGCGGTTCCGGGCCTGCTTGCGGATCACCTCAAAGGCTTTCCGGTAGACCGGTATTGTGAAAGCGTCCGCTTCCATCCGGGCGAGAACGTCACTTGCGGACGGGGTCAGGCCGCCGAGGAGTAACCCGCCAATCACACTTGCTTCGATATCCTGTCTCATGCCATCCCCCTGTCAGCGAATTTTGCTTCCCGAACTCCGGTAAGCGTGTCGTCTCTCAGCAGAAAATCGAAGTCTGCTGTCCAGCCTGTGTTGTTATCCCCGAAGTAAAACGGCTTGGCCTGATGCACGAACGCCCGGACGTACGCCCTGAACCCTTCGACGTTTGGCGTCTTGAGCTGGGGGATGATTTTCTTCAGACGACGCTTGCGTTTCTCGTTGACCGTAACCGCGTGTGGGAGCCTTTCGCCCACTTCGGTGTTGTAGGCTGCCAGGAAGGATTCGTAGTCGATGCTGACTTTGGTTCTGGCTGTAAGTTTTTCACTTCCAGCGTCGCCCCCGTCAGGGGGTAAGGGGGTTTCTTTCTTTTCTTTCTTTTGAAAAGTTTCTTTTGTGTTTAGCTGAGTTGGCTTATACCCATTAGCTAACTTGGCTAATGTTTTGTTAGCAGTTTTAGCTAATGATTCGCTAACTTGGCTAACCTCGAAATTCCACTCAGAAATTATCTTGTTCACGCCAATTGCATGGCCGTTTGTCACGATGATGCTCATGGCGATCATCTCGTTTTTGGCTTTGCATACGTGGGTGTGGTGTATACCGGTCATCATCGCGATCTGGGTATTGGTGATGCGGTCGAACTTCTTACCGAACCCGTAGGTTTTGCGAATCACCGCCAGAACAACCTTCAGCTGGCGAGCCGTTAAATCGGCAGCCATAACCGCTTCCAGCAGCTCGTTAGCGATGCGGGTATACCCATCATCGAGATCTGCCACCTGACGCTCCACGGCCGATTCAGACGGCCTGTAGTCCGCTAACTTAACGACGCCCATGCTTCACCCCTGACTTAGCCATTGCGATGCGGATAACTCCAATCAGGCGCTCTGCGAATGCCTGGTTCTTGGACGCTGCTACGATAAGACCGTCTGGTGAATCTGGATGGCGTCGTTCCTCTTTTTCCTGGTACTTTCTGCGCTTAACCATTAAAATGACTCCTGTTGGATGTGTTGACGTAACACAGTGTTGAGAAGGCCTTTGAAGTGACCGCTTCAAGGGCTTTCGCTTTTTTGATACTTCCCATCACATAACTCCCAGCATTGAAGTGACCATCGTCATCAGCGGGCCTACCTGGTCCGGCATGAGGCGGAACATGGCAGCTATACCCTCGCTTACCTCTTTCAGCTTCTGATGCTCTGGTGCGTCCAGCATGACGGCCTGCTTCGCTTCCGACACTTCCTTCTCAGCCTCTGCCAGCCTGACCAGCTTGCAGTCAGCACCAATCAGCTTTGTGCGGTGCTCAATCGGCAGAACGGCCATGATTGCCGGTGTCAGCTGGCGCACGTTCTCGCGGTACTGCTCTGAGTCGAACCGGTTATCGAGGAAGCGGAACAGCTTCTGGCGCTGCCTGCTTACATCCTTCGGGAAAGTGATATCCACCCCGTCCTGCTCCCGGTACTCATTGACGATCAGCATCGTCACAACGTCCTGACCCTGAGAAGCTGCCCATGAGCGGATCGCATTGCGGATCGCGTCGTGGTTATCTTCCTGTTTTTGCTGAGCGCGATTTATCATCACGCCGGGCGAAAATGCGATACTCTGTTGATAAGTAAGTGATTGCATGTGCAGTCTCCTTAATTGAATTAGTTAGTGCGCATCGTTGGATGCGTTAATGTTGTTGCCATCCCGAAACAGGCTGGCGAGCACATTGTTAAAGAGCGGTGGTGCTTATGCGGCGTTGTTACGGATTACTGCAAAAACCAGACTTTCTTTCGTTACAGGTTTCTGTCGCTTAAATCTTTTGCTGGCATCCTCAATAGCCTTGGCCTTTTCTGGTGATGCGCGGCGGTTTCCGTAGGCGATCTGGTCTAAGTAGCCCGCCGTTGTATTGGCTAGTACAGCGAGCTGTGACCACTCTTCAGTTGTTGCGCCTTTGCGCCAGCGGAGTAATTCGTTATTCATGGGATGCTCCTGGTTAACGTTTCAAATGGAGTTTAGCGTTATGCTAAATACTAAGCAAGCATCATTTAGCAATTTGCACATTTATCACATTGCTAAAGAATGTGAGAATCCGGGGATGGAAAATAAAGAAATCAGAAAAGCCAACCTGGAAGCGCTGTATGAGAAGCGGCAGAAAGAGAGTGGAATGACTAAGGCACAGTTCGCTGAACTCATTGACACTAGTCCTGCGGCTTTGAGTCAGTTGCTGGGATCAAATCCTAATCGAAACATTGGGGATAAACTGGCTCGAAAAATTGAAACTGCCTTAGGTCTGTCATTCGGCTGGCTCGATGTGTTGCACACCGAAGACGATAAGCCTAATGTTTCATTTCGAGGACTGAACGAGACTAAAGGAAGTTATCCTGTAATCAGTTGGGTAAGCGCGGGGCAATGGATGGAAGCTGTAGAACCTTATCATCGCAGATCGATAGATCGCTGGTACGACACCACTGTGGTGTGCTCAGAGGATTCATTCTGGCTGGATGTTAAGGGGGATTCTATGACATCCCCTGTGGGCCTGAGCATACCGGAAGGTGCCGCAATTCTTGTGGATCCGGAGGTTGAACCACGAAATGGGAAGCTGGTTGTCGCCAAGCTGGATGGAGATAACGAGGCCACATTTAAGAAGTTAGTTATAGATGCCGGCCGACGCTTTCTTAAACCCCTTAACCCTCAGTACCCGATGCAAGAAGTTAACGGAAACTGCCGAATTATCGGCGTAGTAGTAGACGCTAAGATTCTCAACATACCGTAACTTCCCCCAAAACTTCCTAAGCCCGCCACCGTGCGGGCTTTTCTTTGTCTGCGATTCAACAAATCACTCCTTGCTAAAAATTAATTACTTTATTAATCAAAACGCTAAACATAACGCTGAATAAATTTAGCATTTTGCTATTGCCTTAAATTTAGCATCACGCTAAATTTACTCCATCGAAACGAAACATCGATGCGGCACAGGAAGTTGAGCCGCGCCGGACAGTAAGTCTGGCTGCTTATTTAAAAACATGATTCCTCCCTGTTGCGGGGAGGCCGAAGAAAGTGCTTCGGGGTGATGCGGCGCTGGAAAACGATGAAGCGCATCGAGTCTACGTGAGCTCATCATATTTCACGATTGGGCAGGCAGGTGGCCCAGAGAAACGGTTTCATCCGTTCTTGAACACATCGCCGGGGTAGCGTCCGGCCATCACCACCCAAGCACTTACTGAGGACACAGATATGAACTCAAGACAGCGTTACAAGGCTAAACGCGCAGCTGAGCACCGCGAGCGTAAAGAGTATTGCCAGAAGATAGAGCGTGCATTTTCACGCTTGTCAGAGGGTTGCAGCAACCGCGTATTGCGCGCCACTTCGCTCGGCAGTCTGCGTGACAGCTCAACAGGCGGGTCAGCGTGTTTGCCGGAAGTTGCTCTCTATGCAGCAGGCTATCGCAAAACAACCAGAGTTACTGCACGATAGAATCCAGATCTTGAAAAGCGGAAGTGAAATCGAATGGAGATAAAATGCCCTATCTGCGGAAAATGGTTTTCGTTACACGATCCTAAATCGCATATAGATAAACACCATCAGGACGCCTCTGATCTTGAGTTGAAGATGATTAGAGATGCGAGGCGGAGTCATAAAACATTCTTCGAAGAGAAGAAGGTTAAAAATAAAAACAGCACGCTAAAGAATATCAATAAATCGGATGGGACAACCTTCTCTGGAGGACTCCCCTCTCTCGGTAAAAAAAGATAACCCGCTCCGGCGGGTTTTTTATTGCCTCATACCCTGACCCATTCCCTGAGTGGTTCACGTTATGAGACGGCGGCCATCCACCGCCAACGGAAATATATACGCATACAGCGCAGGGTTTTTTTACGTTCAGCGGCGCGGCTTAAGCGCGGAGATGATTATGTCCAGACATTGTGAAAATTGCGGATGTGCTATCCGCTCCGGTTATTGCACCAACTGCCAGGAAGAGGCGTATATCGCCTTCGTCCAGGCTCCCGAAATGGAGTTCAGCGAAGAGTTTATGCGCGCCGCATTCCAGCAGGACTCTGAAAGCAAATCACGGGAGGCCTCATGACAGTCACCCACAACGGCAAGCAGTACACCGCATCGAAGTTAAACGATAACGAGTGGAAGCTCTCATCGGTCGATAAGCCTCGCGAGACACTCACTCTGGACCGGGCGCAGATGGCGTATGCCGGGTTACTTGAGCAGGTGGAGGGGAAGTCATGATCGCCCACTACGGAACCACCCCCATCATTCGCCAGTGTATCGAGCCTGGCATGATGGCGCTGCATGAAGGCCGCACCTACCGCGTGTCAGCTGTCATCCACGAACGCAAATGGGTGTACCTGCACACCGACGCAGAAATCATCCGGGTTAACGACCGCGTGATTGACGTTCTGCTCGACGGTATCGGCCAGCCAATTCAGCACTAAACCCCCGCCATATTTCAGGAGTAACCCATGGCCGCATATCGCGCATACGACCACATAGAGGATCGTCGCTGGGTCGAGCAGCAGTTAATCGACGAGAAAGAGAAGTGGATCGACGACCGGGCGCAGGAAATCATCGGCATGATGCCAAAAGAGCCGTCCGGCCTCTTCCACTTTTCCGTGCCGATCGACGCCAGCCCATACGAAGGACTTCGCAGTGATAAGGCTGGCGAGGCATACAACGACTTCGTTTCGGCAGTGGCATACGCCCAGGCAGAACACGACTGGGAACACCGCACCGGCTGCCCCTTCTAAGGAGAGAGTATGAGCTTAACTCTTGTTGATTTCATCAAGCAGCAAGAGCCGCTTTTCGTTAAGGCGGCAACCGACGATCGGATGGTGTGGGCGAAAGAATGCCAGTTCGCCATCCAGTTGTTTCAGAATAACAAATACCTGGCCGATATAGCGTTTCAAAACCAGGCAAGCACCCAGAACGCAATCATCAACGTTGCGGCGATCGGCATATCACTGAACCCGGCGCAGAAGCTGGCTTATTTAGTTCCTCGCAAGGGTGCTATTTGCCTCGACATCAGCTATATGGGCCTGATGCATATTGCCCAGCAGTCAGGCGCCATTAAGTGGTGCCAGTCGGCAATCGTGCGTAAGAACGACCAGTTCCGCCGAGAGGGTCTCGATAAGCCTCCCGTGCACGTCTACAACGACTTCGACACCGCAGAGCAGCGCGGTGAGATTGTCGGGGCGTATGTTGTGGTTAAAACCGATGACGGCGATTACCTAACCCACACCATGCGCATCGCAGATATCTACGCGATCCGCGACCGGTCTGAAGCCTGGAAGAAGTACAAGCAGGACAGCAGCAAGAAGTGTCCGTGGGTTACTGACGAAGAGCAGATGATCCTTAAGACTGTCGTGAAGCAGGCCACCAAATACTGGCCGCGACGCGAGCGCCTGGATGCCGCTATAGACCACGTCAACACTGAGGGCGAGGAAGGTATCAACTTTGCCGCTGAACGTCAGCCAGAGCGCGATATTACCCCGGCCAGCCTCGACACGCTGAAAGAGATAAACGACCTCCTGATCGCCATGAACAAAACATGGGATGAGGACCTTCTCCCTCTGTGTCGCCGTATCTTCAAGCGCGACATCCTGGAGTCTGGCGATCTCACTGAGATGGAGGCCGTCAAAGCTCTTGGCTTCCTCAAGCAGAGGGCTGCCGCATGACACCAGAAATCATCCTGGCGCGAACCGGCATTGATGTGACCAGAATCGAACAGGGTGATGAGGCGTGGCATCGACTGCGCCTCGGTGTTATCACCGCCTCTGAGGTTCACAACGTCATTTCTAAGCCGCGCACCGGCACCAAATGGTCGGGCATGAAAATGTCCTACTTCCACACTCTTCTCGCTGAGGTATGCACCGGTGTAGCGCCAGAAGTTAACGCAAAGGCTCTGGCATGGGGTAAGCAGTACGAAGAGGACGCACGCACCCTGTTTGAGTTCACGACCGGAGTGAGCGTCATCGAATCACCGATCCTCTTTCGCGATGAAACCATGCGCACCGCCTGTTCACCAGACGGCCTGTGCAGTAACGGATTTGGCCTCGAGCTGAAATGCCCGTTCACCTCCCGAGACTTCATGAAGTTCCGGCTCGGCGGCTTCGATGCCATCAAAGCGGACTACATGGCCCAGGTGCAATACAGCATGTGGGTAAACAAAAATCCAGCCTGGTTCTTTGCCAACTATGACCCTCGCATGAAGCGCGAGGGGTTGCATTACGTCGTGGTTGAGCGGGATGAAAAATACATGGCCGACTTCGACGAGATGGTGCCGGAGTTCATCGAAAAAATGGACGAGGCGCTGGCTGAAATCGGATTCGTTTTTGGTGAGCAGTGGGGCTCCCGATGAAATACACCCTGTGGGAGTCATGGGAAAAGCTGTTCCTGTACGAGGTCGGCAGTACCATGCCGATCCCGGTCATCGCAGAGAAGTTGGAGCGCACCGAGAAGGCCATCATCAGCATGGCCCACCTGTTGAAGATACCGTTGATGGTCAGGCCGCGCGGGCGTGAATGGACCCGCGCAGAGCTATTTCTGTTCGGTCGCTTCACCCCGGAAGAGATAGCCCAGGCGACAGGCCGAACCCTGGCCTCGGTGCGATGGAAGCTCAAATCACTGACCCGAGCGTCAGGAGGAAAGGTTATGACTGAGTGGACTACTGAAGAGTTGTCGCTCCTGTGGCGGCACAACAACACCGAAGTCGCAGCAATGACCGGGCGCAGCATCAAAGAGGTTGGCGATCGTCGCCTGCAGGCAAATCTGGAGCGCAACGGGTGGGATAAGCATAACCCCGAAGCGGTGACTAAGTGGGAGGCGGCATGACCGATTACACCGGAAGTAACACGCCAGCAGATCAGCGTGATTTATGGCGTACGCCACCGGCACTGTTTGCCGCATTGGATGCTGAGTTCTGCTTTCAGCTGGACGCCGCAGCAGCGCCGCACAATGCGCTCTGCCGCAAGTTCATCACAGCTGAGCAGAACACGCTGGAAACGCCGTGGGCCGATTACCTCACCATTCCCGGATATGCCTGGTTGAATCCACCTTATAGCGACATCACGCCATTCGTGAAGAAAGCCGCAGCGGAGAGCAAGAACCAGATCGGCACCGTCATGCTGGTTCCGGCTGATACGTCCGTCGGCTGGTTCCGTGAGGCTATCGAGACGGCCAGCGAGGTGAGATTCATCACTGCCGGGCGCCTGGCATTTATCAACCCGGTCACCGGTAAGCCGACGTCAGGAAACAATAAAGGGTCCATGCTCATCATCTGGCGCCCATTCCCGCGCACACACTGCGAGTCCACTTTCGTGGAGCGCGACGTATTAATGACTTTCGGAGCGAAACTTATCGCCCGGCGGGAGGCGGCATGAAGCGGATGACCGTAGAGCAGGAAAATGTGCTGCTTTCGACTGCAAAGCGCTGCAACGACGAGTTGAAGGCTGCACTGGCGAAGAAGCCAAAGCCGAAATTCGACGCTGTCAGCAGGCCACTACTGGCTAAGCACTTCGAGAAGATAAAGGGACTTGGCGTCCCTTTTTTATTATTCGTCTACACGATAGGCCGCATCAACGGCCAGTTTAAGGAGCACTGACCATGGCAGATTTTGCAGACGACGCATCAGCCGTCGAAGAGTTGCAGCGTAATGCTGCGTTGAGTGCTCACCGGATTAACCGTGATGCGGTCTCTGCGGTTAAGTGCGAGGAATGCGGAGATCGGCTGCCGGAGGCTAGCCGGAAAGCGTACCCAGGATGCACGATGTGCGTTGATTGCCAGGGTGAGATGGAGTTACGGAATAAGCAGAGGGGGATGTGATGTGTGGTATGCCAGCAGTATTTGGACAAGAGCAGCGTAAAGCCCGCAAAGAGCATAAGTGCTGTGAGTGCGCCGTCATCATTAAACCTGGTGAGGCCTACATCTATTCCCACGGAGTGTGGGATGGAAGCGGTCAGAGCTTCAAGCAATGCCTCGATTGCGCAGAGGTATCAAGTGCTGCTGCCGCATCAGTTGATGATCCAGAAGAGGGCCCGGCGTTTACCGGGTTACGCGAATGGTTCATGGGCTACTCATGCCGGGAATTTAACGGTGATGAACTGGTAAAAAGTTTCGCCAATGAGCTGAGTGTGGACGAAAACAAAATCCGCAAAGTGTTGCGGATGGAGTCAGCCAATGTTCAAGCTAATCCAGCGCGGCCAGATATTCGCTGACCAGCATAACTGGCCCGTAATTATCCACAGCACCACATCAGAAGTGGTCCGCTACTGGCGACAGGGTCGGATCAACACCGCTTCAATCGACAGATTTATTAACGATTTCGAACCGCTCGACCACCGGGAGGCGGAGCAGATCCGCGCCGAACTGGAGACGATCGAGCACATTAAACGGCTTCGCGCTATGCGTGCGGCATGAACATCGACACAGGCCCATCAGGGCTTTTTTTACGCCCGGAGATTAACGAATGCGAGTAGATAATGAAGTTTTGAACGTACTGAGCGCGGCAGAGTGTAATGGTCAGCAACTCTTCCTTACCGGTCAGCTTGATCGCAACCTCTACACCAGAACAAATAAAGTGCTGGAGGCGGCTGGAGGAAAATGGAACCGCAAAGCCAAAGCGCACATTTTTGATACCGATGCATCAGATCGCATCGAGCAAATTATTCTCACCGGTGACGTCGTTGTTCCAAAGGATGACTTTGAGTTCTTCCCGACCCCGCCAGCTGTAGCCGAACGAGTAATAAAATTGGCAGATATTCAAAACGGCATGCGAGTTCTTGAGCCAAGTGCTGGTAAGGGAGCTTTAGCGCTGGCCGCTCAACAATCAGCTTTGGACGTTAAAGTCGACATGTTCGAACTGATGCCAGAAAATAATGCTCACCTTCACAGTATGAATATCAAAGACGCGAAAATTGGTAACCCCATAGACTTCCTTTCTGTTGAGCCGATGGCATCTTTCGATCGCATTGTTATGAATCCTCCTTTCGGCCGACAGGCGGACATCAAGCACGTTTCTCATGCACTGAAATTCCTTAAGTCGGGCGGCCTTCTGGTATCGGTTATGGCTTCATCTGTGGCGTTTCGCAGTAACAAGCTGACAACTGATTTCCGCCAGCTCATCGAGGAGCGCGGAGGCCACATCGAAGAACTACCTGAAGGTGCATTTAAATCATCTGGAACGATGGTGAATACCGTCATCGTGGTCATTCCAGGCTGACGCAACTGATAGCCAGTTATGAGCTGGCTATTGGGTGCGAATGCACTGCCACGTTATCCCCCTTTCAGCCCTCCATTGCGAGGGCATTTTTTTGCCTGGAGAAACCTATGACGCGTGAAGAGGCTATCAACAAATTAAAGATACTGCAGAGCTTGGGTGACAAAGAAATCGCGCATTGCAACGCAGATGATGTGATCTGCGACCTGCTTAAGGCGCTGGGGTATGAAGATGTCGTGAAGGAATACGATGAAATCGACAAGTGGTATGCATAGGAGAAAACCATGAGCGACATTATTCAGCTGGTACCGAATAAATGGGTCACTGAGGAACTTTTAACTGCGACAACCGGCATGTCAAAGCACATGATTCAGCATGCCCGCCGGTCAACCTGGATGGAGGGAAAGCATTATCGTCATGTTGCCCCTGATATGGCACCCAAGCAAAACAGCCCAATCATGTATAACCGCGATGAGATAAACCACTGGATCGAGCACCAAAGCCCAGCGAAACGCCGGAGGATATCTGCTTAAATGTCCTTTGGCACATCAAACGAGGAATGATTATGGCAGCATACCCAACAGGCGTAGAGGTTCATGGCGAATCGCTACGCATATGGTTCATATATCAGGGGAAGCGTGTCAGGGAAAATCTCGGCGTTCCCGACACGCCCAAAAACAGGAAAATGGCAGGTGAGCTTCGGGCTTCGGTCTGCTTTGCAATAAAGACAGGCACATTCAATTATGCCTCACAATTCCCGGATTCATCGAACGCAGAGAAATTCAGCACTGTAAGAAAGCAAATCTCCCTGCTTGAACTGAAATCGAAATGGCTCGGACTTAAGGAGATGGAGCTTAGTCTAGGGACTTTGCGTCGTTACGATTGCCACCTTACAACAACCATCGAAACTATTGGTGAGCACAGGTACATCGGCAGCCTGAACACTGAAGATATCCTTAGCGCCAGGAAGGAGTTACTGAACGGCTGGCAGAAAACCAGGCATGGCCTGAATCATCCACCCAAAAAAGGAAGAAGCGTTCCTACAGTCAATAGCTATATGGCATGCCTTGGCGGGATGCTTGGCTTTGCTTTCAAAAGCGGCTATCTGAAAACCGATCTGATGGCGGGTATCTCCCCGCTCGCAAAAGAAAGGCCCATTCCAGACCCTCTGACTTCTGACGAGTATCAGCGAGTGGTTGCGGCATGCCCTACCCTGCAGTTTCAGAATATGGTCATCTTTGCAGTAAATACAGGTGTTCGACACGGCGAACTTAGCGCTTTAGCCTGGGAGGATGTGGATACTGTTAACTGGACAGTTACGGTGTCACGGAACTATTCCATG